ATATTCTGCTGCAGTGTCAATGAAATCTGCAGCTCTTGTAATCTTAGACTGTACCCATGCAGGTAGTTGCTGATCTGGTTTTGTGATTAATTTGCGAAGCATTTGAACAGATCTCTCAATTTGATCTAGTTCAAGGTTTGCCATGTAACCTTCATCATCTTTGATCTTTCCAGATGCTACTTCCTTGTGGTCTTCAGTTACCCCAATCTTAGTAGATGCCATTTCCCATGCAGATGGTCCGTAAGAACACTGTGATTTAGTTTCTTCTTTCTTGCACAATGGGCAGTATCTCTTCTCTTCAGATTCTTCCTTAACAGTTCTCTTACTGTCGTTCCACTTTTTCTTTAATTGTTTTTCCATGGATAGTAAGTGTTTATAGTAATCAGGAAATTCTGCAATATGTTGAAGAGCAATACCATAAGCCTCATCGTGACTAGTGGTATGTTCACGTTCAACGGTAGAACCAATCTCCGCTTGACGAATAACATATTTTACAGAAACGCCATGTTTACTAGCAATTTCTTTTTCAGAAGGAACTCTTTTCTTCATATCAATAGATTGCAGTATTACTATTTATCCGAACTGATTTGTTTGAGCATCTTCTGCAAATCTGAAGTTGACCCAACGAACAATGAGTTGTTAACTACATTTGGTCCTTTTGGTTTCTCTTCACTAATTTCTTTTAACTTTCTTTGAGACTCAAGTAGTTTGTCTGTGATATCAGCAACGTTCTTGATCAGGTTTCCTGCGACCTCATATGCTCTTGGGTGATTGGTCTGTTTAGCAACATCTAAGATATCATTGATTGCTTCCTGACCCTTTTCAATTAAATTGTATAAATTACCTCTTGCATACTCATGATCATCTCTGATTTGATTATCGGTAGATGCAACCTTGATTTCTTTTGCAGTTTCTTCAGCCTTCATAATCTCACCATCAATGTTAAATTCTTTGTTTAAATTTTCAAAAGGATCTATCATAATTCTGTCCAAGACTCATTAAATCCAAAGTTGTCATCTGGTTCTACAAATTGATCATCAATAGTATTAATTACAGAGAACTTGTGTGGACCAGTGCCCTGTGAAGTTAGATCAACAAAAATTCCTCTTTGTGCATTATACTTTGTAGTAGCAATTCTAAAATTATCATTATCAATTTTTACAATATAGTATTCGGTGCCAACTTCAAGTCCACCGATAGGTTCACCACCAGTAACTGTTACTCTGTAGGTAACAAAGTCTCCAGTAATAAATCCATGATTTGTCAGTGTAATTGTGTTGCTGTCTGGATTTACACTGGTAAACAGAATATCTGTTCCATCATTAGTATAATCCTGTAGTGCCTCTGGTGTTGCACTATATCTAACATATCTAGAACCAGTGTTGATTGCAGTTCCGATGTCAACATTCACAGTCTTGATAACATCTTGAGTTGCAACTGGACCATATAGATAAGTTTTTGCTACAAAATTTAGGGTATGAATAAGTGATCTTCTCTTTCTGAAATCACCTTCATAGTCATCTTGAATACCTACATTTTGTAATACGATTGGAATATCTTTAGTTTCGTTTGTCTGTTCAATAAGATTAATAGTGATATTGAACATTGGTTGGAAGTATGGAAGAATCTGTTCAAGAATTTGAACCGAGTCATCATTATTCTTACTGATAATACTTAATTCAAATTCTAGATTGTATGGTACTGGAGTATATTGTGTAAATACTGCCTTAGTATTTCCAGACTGTGGAGTTTTACAAATTTGTACGGGAGCAAGCTTTCTTGTTGGATCATATGTAATTCCTTTCAGTTCAAATGCAATTCTCGGCAATTGAATCTGCATCGGAGCGCCAGGATTTAGATCTGGTTCTGCTTCAATTCTCGCAAGAAATTTTTCTCTTGGTCCATATGCAAGAGGAACTTTAACAGTTTGTACAATATTGCCATTATTATCAACTCTTCTCAATTCAATGTTATTGAAAAGAGTTCCAAATCCAACAATAGTTTTACGAATAATTTCGTGATAAAAATGTTTTCCTAACATCAGAATACTCCCATATTTCCATATTCACCGAATGGATTTGATTCATTCCAATCAATGATTTTATCTCCCTCAGATTCAAACCATTCATTTTCAGCTGAAGGATCATTTTCTTTTTCAATAGAACTGAATGAAGTTATAGTCCATTCAGCGCCACTGTCTTCACCAACTAGTGTGTCGTTATCTACAAAAGTTCCAACAATATCAATTAGTTCTAGTTCTTTATTCGTACCATCATATCTCGTAACTTTACCTTTTGGTTCAATTGGAGATCTTTGAATTGTGATAGTAGGGGCAGATACATACCCAGAACCTGGGTTCGTAATATTTATAGAAGTTACTTTTCCCTGAGTTAGAACTGCAGTTGCTGTTGCTTGAGTTCCACCACTTGGAGGAGCAGATATTGTGACAGTTGGTGCAGTTGTATAACCGTCACCCAACTTTTGAACAGTTAGTGAAGTTACAGACCCTAGAGTTATTTTAGATGTTGCTGTTGCAGAATTGGAAGATCCATAAACAATTTCTCCAGTGTTGAAGGATTGTCTATTTGCAATAATAGCGACTGCTGTTGCTCCGATTCCACTACCAACTATAGAAACATTAGGAACATTTATATAACCAGCCCCTGGTTCGGTGAGATTAATAGAACTTATGGTTCCATTCGTATCAACACTCACTGTTGCTTTAGCTCCTGCACCAGGAGTTCCAAATGTTACTGTAGTATTTCTTCCATAACCAGAACCAACATTTGTTAAAAATACTGATTTAATACCATCAATGAGTTTGAATACCATTGAGTATCCAGAGTCTCTGGTGACGTTATCAATTTCTGGTATGCCAGTTTCAAATCTCTCATCGGAGAACTCCATAGTCTCTGCGATGAGTTGATAAGTTTGAATTGCATCCAGTTGTCTGAATGGTTTTTCGTGTTCTACAAATTTAATCTGGAAGAATTGTCCCGTTAGAGGGAAGTAAATTACATCTCCTTCATTTGGTCTCTTAGACGAAACCAAATTATTTGATGAAGAAATTAAATCTTCCCATCTTCTCTTAGAAATTATAAACGTTGCTTCGTCAGATATTCTTACACCAAATTTAGATAGAAGTGTTCCATCTCCCTCAAACCCTTCAAAGTTTGATAGATACATTTCTATCATGTAATTTTCATCAAACTTGGATAGAATATCTTCTCTAAAAATTCTATCTTCTTTTACTATTTCTCTTGGGAGATAATAAACGTCATGTCCATATATCTTCAAAGACTCTATGATTAGGTCTTCATAAAGTCTTTGTTCGGATGATGTTCCGTTTGAGAAATAGACATTCTTAGCCATATCAACCTACAAAATCTAGTGGAGGTAATTCATATGTGGAAGACATTTGTTCCATCAATTTATCTAATTCTTGAACTGCATCATCATATAATTGTCTTCCATTAAATTCTACACCTCCAGGCATTTTAATACCTTGGAACTTCATTAAATTTTGACCCCACTGTTTTTTAATTAGTGAAGTCAGATACTTCTTAACAAAAATATCATTGTAAATTTTGGGCCAAGTATTTGGATCTAACGCCCTGTAGCATTCAATTACCATATAATCAGTTGCAGCTACTCTTTGCCAGTCAACGTCAACATAAAGTCTATTTTGTACTTTATTATATCTGATTACCTTTTTACCTTCTAGTAGAAACTCCAAAGTTTCCAAGTATTGCATAGTCATCTCAAGATTGAGAACATCATATGCATAGAAGTTATAGAAATCATTTAAGAAAAATTGATATCTAAAACCAAACATACTGTTAACATATGTATTGGCAATAGGCATGATGTTCTCAACACCAATGATGTGATCCGGCAAAGTAAAATATCCCCTACCCTCGTCAAACTCCAATGATCTTGGTGGGGTAGTGGTATTTTGATCGGTGGTTGTTGTTGTCGTATTTCTCTTTCTGCCGTTTTGAATATCTTCGTCAGTAAATTGATACTTTAGCATGACTCTTTCAACACCATTATAAACTCTCTCATTGTAGAGTTGAATGGTGTCATCAATCAGATCTTCTATTTGATCATCATCAACGTTTACTTCAATTACCGGCTTACCTAACTGTCTAAGACAGTATTCTTTAAGTTGCGCCCTGCTGCTTGGTTTTGACATTATTTTGCTTTACTGGTGAGGGTTCATCAAATGTTCCACCATCATTTACTGGTTCAGCTGAACTCTGCAACTTTTGAATTACAGAGTTCAGATATGTAACCTTTGACTCCAACATAATATTTTGTTGAGTCAGTTGATTAATTTTGGTGCTCATGACGTTCATGAGCACATTCGCTTCATCAGGATTCATAATTACCTCAGAATTTTAATTATTTATCAGTAGGTGCCACCATCAATTGTAGTTGTCCAAACTGGAGTTCCAGTAGCATCAACAGTTAGAATCTGATACGAAGTGGTAGCATCAGAAGTTCCAGCAGCAACAGTTGTTGTTAGTCTCTTGTACTGATCAAAGAATGGGATACCTTTGTTGATACCAATTTCTAGTTTGGTTGTGTTGAAGTATGCACTACCAACAGTTCCAGTAAATACTTGTGAAGTATTAGTTGCATCTGGAATGTATGTGAAGTAGTAAGTAGTTCCTGCACCTTCCGAAGTACCAGATTCATCGTAACCGAAGAAACCAGTCTTTAGACCACCGTTGTAGTATTTGAACTCAATACCACGATCCTTGTTGTCATCTGCACCTTGGGTGAATGTAAGGATTTGTGGAGCAGTATTTGTACTTGCTGCGATACCAGCAGTTAGGTTAGCACTTAATGTGATAGTGGTTCCATTGATTGCATCAATAGTAGCACCATTAGGAATCGCTGCATTACCAGAAACAATATCACCAACATTTAGACCATCTACACTATCAAGAGTAATATCTGGTTGTCCACTTGCTGCGGCAGATACTACAGTTTTTTCACTGATGCTATCTCCAAGAGTGAAGACAGGATCGTTAATGGTCATCTGAGTTGAGTTGACCGTTGTGGTAGTACCAGAAACTTGTAGGTTACCACGAATTACAACGTTACCTCCCTGATCACCACCAGATGGATATGGGTCAATGGTGATAGTTTGTGCATTGGAGTTGTCACTATAAATTGTTGAACCGACGATTCTTAGATCACCGAAGTCAACTTCAGTTGATGCATTACCGATATTTAAGTTTTGAGCAGCACCTGCAAAGTTTACAGTAGTTGCGTTGGTATTTACGAGATTGAATGATGCAGTTGATGCAATCAGATCTCCACCGTCAATAGTTACATCGCCGTCTACCTCAAGATTGTTGTTAATATTGGTAGTACCAGTAGAAGCACCAATCTCTAGAGTTGTTGCAGCACCAGCAAAATTAACAGTAGTAGCGTTCGCATTAGCGAGGTTAAATGTAGATGTAGAAACCGTTAGATCTCCACCATCAATATTTAAATCTCCGTCAACATCAAGATTATTATTGACGTTAGTTGTACCAGTTGCAGAACCAATTTCAATTGTAGTTGCAGCACCACCAAAGTTAATGGTTGTTGCAGTTCCATTTAGTAAATTAAATGTAGTTTGATCGGTAGTAATATCACCACCTTTAACTTCTAGATCAAGATCAACTACTAAATTGTTATTAACATTAGTTGTACCAGTTGCGGCACCAATTTCAATAGTAGTACCAGCGCCAGCAAAGTTTACTGTAGTCGCATTAGCATTCGCAAGATTAAATGTTGACGTTGAGACTGTTAAATCACCTCCGTCAATATTTACATCACCATCTACATCAAGGTTGTTATTAACGTTGGTAGTGCCAGTTGCAGCACCAATCTCAATGGTAGTAGCTGCGCCAGCAAAGTTTACTGTAGTAGCGTTGGTATTTGCAAGATTGAAAGTTGAAGTGGAAACTGTGAGGTCACCACCATCAATATTGACATCTCCATCAACGTCAAGATTATTGTTAATGTTTGTGGTTCCAGTGGCAGCACCAATTTCTAGAGTTGTCGCTGCACCAGCAAAATTAACAGTGGTAGCAGTTGCGTTTACTAGATTGAATGTTGTTTGACTGGTAGTTAAATCATTACCGTCAATATTAAGATCCCCACCTAAATCAGTATTACCAGTAGAATCTACGTAGAAGTTACCTGCAGAATTACCAATAACTAATGTAGTTGCAGCACCAGCAAAGTTTACTGAAGTAGCATTGGTATTAAGTAGATTAAATGATGATTGATTTGTTGTTAGATCTCCACCATCAATGTTTAGATCTCTATCAATATCAACATTGGCAGTACTGATAGTTAAAAGTTCTGCACCATCTGTTGTGTCAATTGCAATATATTCATTTGCACCTTCTTTTACAGTAAATGCGTTGGTTGTATCATCTTCAACCAGGATATCTACTGATGCGAGATTATTACCAAGAGTTAGTTTTTCTGCATTATTTGTGGTATCAATGTCAATATAGTGATTTGTACCCTCTTGTACAACATATGCATCGGCGGTGTTATCTAGAATATTTGTAGTTGCACCAGAACCATAGCTGATGATACCACCAGCAACATACACATTACCATCTAGATCAACATTAAACTTGTCGGTGCCACCAACAGAGAGATTGAGTAGTCTTGAAGTTGATGCAGAAGCGGTATTGGTAACATCTAAGTCAATACCATAGAATGTTGCACCAGCATTATTCCAAGTGGATGAGATATTGAGGAGAGTATCTGCAGCACTGAGAGTTGGTGAAGTGATGTCAATAGCACCAGAGAAGCTATCAACGATAAATCTATCTACAGAACCATCATTGATCTTGAATAGATTATCTCCAACTGTACTTGAACCGCTAAGAATTACATCACCAGTTCCATTCGTATCAATTACAAAATTACCATTTGCGTTGGTTGTTGATAGAGTATTACCGTTTAGGGTAATATTATCTACGTTCCACTCATCTACTTTTTTAGCGGAGTCAACAATTACAGCAGAGTTTGCGGTAACTGATCCATGTCCGTGGTCAAGGAGATCGGTAAAATATCTACCACCAATGATATCAATGTTTGCCGCGACACCATTGGTTTCCGTTCCTCTACCTACGAAAAGTTTACCGTAGGATACTACTGTTGCGCCCTGGGCGTCTGTATATGTACTAGTACCTTCACCATAAGCTAGTTCACCCTGACCTAAACCAGAAGGTGTTGCTGTTGGGTTTGTACTAGATCTTTTGATCTTTAAAATTGTTGCCATGTCTTTTTACCTTTTGTGGATTAGAAATTACCGCAGTTAATCTGTAAACCAGATTTCTCTAAAACATTCTCTGCAATCCAAGATTGACTTGCAGCGTCATATTGAAGTACAGCGCCGTCTGATGCGCCATTCATGTTTACATCAGATAAACCTGAAAGTCTTCCGCCACCTGCTGTATTTACAGTGATGACCTGGGGTACTCTTGATACTGTTACTTTTGTGTTCATGTTGTTACTCCTGGGTTAATTGTAACTATACCCTCAATAACTCTTGTTTTCACACCACCATTTGAAGTAATCACCACATCATAAAGGTATCTTCCTTGCTCCATATCTATGGTAGTGGAAGAAGGCAAAGACAAAGAAACAGTTCCATTATTGGTATTTACCGTCACAGTAAAATCAACCGAAGTTGAGCTATAATATGATTTTTTGATTTTGGCAGAACCAGTATATCCGTTTAAATCCCAAGGTAGATTGCCATCATCATAGATGCCAATCTCCGCAGAAAAATCTGCTCCTTGATCAATGTACAGGTTGTGTACCGCTGCCATAAGAGTTTACCACTTATTTTTATTTATACTACTTAATGTTTGGCAATCTGTTTCAGTAAAGTTTTAATCTCATTAATTTCATCTCGTAAGGTTTTCAGGTCAGATTCCATATTTACCATTTTCTCTTTCTCGGACATACGAGACCTATGTGTTTTAATGTAGGCCTCGTATTCACTTGAGTTACTATTAACTATTGCTCCATTTTTTGGATCCCTATAGAGGTCTGGATGACCATCAACAATTAATTTATCCATATCAGATAGCAAGTGCAATCGCCCTAAAGTTTTTAATTTTTGGAATGTTACTCTGATCATTACTGATTAGAACAACTTTTATACTCCACTCTTTAAATTCCTGTAGACCCTTGATTTCATATTCAAATGCTCTATATTCATTTTCAGTTTGAGATACTGGATATGATTCTGCAGGAATTTCTATGTAATTCATATCACTGAAACTTCCAAGTGCAGAATCACTTCTTATCTTAGCAAACACTTTGATGTCAACCTCTTGTCTTCTAATCGCATCAAATAGAACTCTGATGGAAGTTGAAGTATTTTCCAGGGTTACTTTTTTAGTAACGTAGGAAGAATGTAGACCACCAATTGGAGTTAGTTCAGAACTTAGATCAAGATTTCCATTACCATCAACTTCTTTGTTAATTCTGTTACTAATGGTGATTATTGAAGATCCAGCAAGATCAAGGATAGGACTTACATTATCATTTGTAGTTGACATATTAATATTCAACTTCATGGTTCCTTTTGATGCGGCAAAATATCTGAGTCTATTAACTTCAGAAGCAACCAATCTTGGAGTGGTGAGATTATTTTCAGACTGATTCTCCAATGATTCTGCAAATGAAGACAAGAAAGAAACTTGCTGACCGTTTCCAATACTTGTTCCAGTGATGGATGTTAGTGCTAGATTTGATTCTGTATAAGGAAGATTTAGGATATTGATCTCTGGATTGATTATTTCATATGCAATATTTCTAGAAGATTGAATTTGAGGACCACCAGAAACAATACTAGAGTTTGCCTTGTATAGTGTGATGATTTCATATTCATCTAGACTGATGACTCTATGTACTTTATGAGTTTTGTTAACTTCGGAAAGAACAACACCATTTACACTGAAACATTGAACGACTGATCCTCTTGGGTGTTGAGTTGCAGTAGTTCCAAGAGCACCTCTCTCAAGAACTCTGAATGTATTATTGTTGATAATCTCAGAATATGAAATTACTTCATTTTCAATCTTAATGTATCCAGGATTTGCTTCAGAAATATTTTCATTGTTAATTTTTGTCCAACTCATATCTGACTGGAAGTTATATGAGTTATCTGTTAGATCATTTACAGTTATATTTTCGGTAGTATTTGAAATAGCAGATCCTAGAATACCATTTGTTGCCTCGGACACAACACCACTCAAAGAAACATAATTCTGCAAACTATGCATACCATGATTAGGTTGGAATATTTTGATAACTGCAGAATCTTGTACAAATGTTAGAGGATCTGTAATTAATTTTACGTTTGGAATTGGGTTATTGTATAGAGTTGTTGGGTAAGATGTATTCGTCTTGAACTTTGCTCTATTCAGGTTGAACTTAATATCTTCATATTGGTCTGGAGTCCATGTTGAAATATTTGCTGATTTGAATAGAACTCCAACTGCTGGTTGTTTGTCAATGGAGAAGTTTGTCGTTACATCATTCTCTCCCAGTCTTGATACCCATAGATAATAGTTTGTAGAAATTGACCTAACAACAAAACAGTAGTCCGTCTTATCAGAAAGATATACTGGTGAGGGGAAGGTGAATCTGGTTGCAACCGATGCGTTTGTTGATGTATTGATCTCACTAGCTTGTAGAGTTGATATGCCATAAGGAACTACAATTTCAGTTGGAGTTCCATTTTCTACTGTCCTAATATCAACAGTTACTGGAGCTGTATCATCCTTTGTATAGAAATACAGATCAATTGAAGTTAAGAATATTCCACCTTCAGTATCAACAAAGAATGATTGTGCTAGAGGGTCAATACCACCAGCTGGAGGCGCTGGAGGTGGATCTGCAATGAAGATTGTTCTATTATCAGAGATTGGTGTTGTAACAACTTCTGGTACACTTACAGATACAATTGATGATGTTACGTTTAATTGAGCTCCCTGAGCAAAGAACTGTGTGGTAGCGTTTGAAGTTACAAGACCAATAACATTTGCATCTTCAGATTTATCTGATACTGAGAAGTTTAAAATACCAGTTTCAAATGTTTCTGGTGGAATCAACACAAAAGCATGCAGTTCACCGATAGTGTTTGATGAAACAACGGGTCTAGTAAAACAAGTTCCTAGTGCGCCCGAAGTTTCTCCAAGAATTGTAAATTGATCTCCAATCATTGTTGGGTTCAAGATACTTCCATCAATTGATCTTATCCCATCAATTGCAAGAAGTGTGGTATTTTGAGAATACTCAATCTGTTGAGTCGTTTGATTGAGTGCAAAGTTATTTCCAATAAATTGCGTGTTTGATGTAAATTTATATGGATCAACTACAGTTGCTCTAATTCCAGTTACTACTGCTGGTCTCCATAAATTGTCATCAAATACTGGGGAGATAACAACTGTCTCGCCAACAATAAACTTTCTATTAACACCAGAAATACCAGTGATAATCTTTGGATAGAAATACTCGGTTGAGCCAACTTTGTTGATGAATAAATTAAAATTGGTGTTTGGTTTTAATGAATTTCCACTAATATCAATTATACTGGATCTTACAAATTTAACATCAACTACACTATTAATCGTGTCACCAGTTTCAATAGTTTGTTGTGTTACATCAAGTCTATTGTTAACTCCAGTTCTTGACTGGAATATATTAGTTCCGCCTCCAGTTCTTGCAGAACCAGTGTTTGTCCAAGCACCCCACTGATCTCCTGATGCACCACTTCTATCAAATAAGAATCTAATTGGTCCTTCAATATCAATTGTTTGAGCTTCTCCTAGAGTTCTTACTGTATCATACCAAACATCTTTCTTTGGTTCCAGTGCAAGGTTTCCAACCCAGTCAACTACCAAGAATGGGTTTAGGTTTTCAACTCTACTTGCATATGGTTGAGAAACATAATTAACTTCTTCATATGGAAGAGTGATTACATCCCCAGTTTTTCTCGTTCCACTCTCAGATGCATCATAACTGAATGAAATATTATTTACATAAGGATATGGTCTTAGTAGATACTCTTCTGTATCAATTGAAGCACTATAATCTGGGTTTGTTAGATCCGCAATACTTACTGTATTGAACTTATCAACAACGAAACCATTTTTAAATCTGTTTCTACCTTCTTCGTCAAGAATATTTAAGTTATTAGTGTTAATTTCAAGTAGATTCAATGATGTATATGTTTCAACGTTAGATAGTCTGTCTTCCAACAGACCAATATCTTTCATTGTATATCCTCTAGTCCTCTCTGGGGTTATCTTTGCATCAGATACTTTCTTCAAATATGCTGGTAGATTTACAGTTGCAAGTAAAAGTCCTGTTCCATTGTCTAGAGGAACTCTTGGAGTTAAGGAATCGGAACCTTTAATTGCAGTTACTAGACCAGTTTCATTTAGGAATACTTTATCAATTCTACCCAAATAAAACTCGTAGTCAACAGTTAATAATGTTTTTGGATATGCAAAAACTGTAGATGTCTGAATTTGATTTTGTTTGTAATCTAGAGCAGAAACAGTCTCTTTGTGTGGAGACGCCAAAGTTCCAGATCCATTTGTTGAAGGAGAAATGTAGTATCTGAAATCAATTAGGTCTGCATATGAAATTTTGTTATATGCAAAAGGAATTTCGGAATACTTCATATCAACATATGAATCAACCGTATAGAAATTATTTGAAAGATCTTCGTGAGATAGGTAATCAAATACAACGATGATTTTATTTTGTGGAGCTGGTTTATTAATCTTTCTGACTAACTTAGATACTCTATAAAACTCTTCAGTGTCATTTTTTACCAGAGTATAATTTTCAGTTATGTTCTTATATCTTCCATATACAGACTCTCTCACAAAACGACCAATAATGATTGCATTTGTTGAAATTTCTATGGAGATTGCTAGATTTCTTCCTTGTGGGAATCTATTCTCACTGAGATAAATTACTTTTAATTGGTTTGAATAAACATGAATAACTTTTGCTCTAATACTTCCAGATACAATAATATCTCCAGGAACTACATCATCAAGATTATTCAACACCAATGTGTCAAACATATCATCTGTTGAATCTGAAGGATTCAATGCCTCATGAATAGTATGAATCTTATAAACATCTGGGAATTTTAGTGATAGTTCTTTATCACCAAGTCTGGTTCCGTATATTGTATTTGATGAATTTTTGAAAGCATCAACAATTAACTTCTGATATGTTACCTTATTCTTTGTTCTTGGAGATGGATTTCCAACTCTTACCTTATAGTATACGTTTACAGAAGTTCCATTTAAACTTTGATCAATTCCAGTTACTAGCAAGGTATTATTATTGACTCTTGTAACTGTTGGAGTAAGAATTGCTGTACCAGATGTGACAATCAATGTAGTTTCATCAATAAACTCGTTTAGTGGTCTTACGATATTAAATTGACCACCACCTACTTGTTGAGACTGAGAAACAACAATATCATACGAATAATCGGATGTAGACTTAATTGGATTTGATGCAACTCTTGTTGTCAATCCATTATTTGAAGTGTATAACTTACATACAAGCTTAAATACATTATAATAAGTTCCGGCACTAACAGATGGAGATGACTCCAATGTGATGGAAGACGAAGATACTGATGATACTTCAACCGATGTGTTACCTATCAATAACTTTGATTTTGCAGTTATTTCTGCATCAAAATTGGTATTGATACCAGTTAGAGTAGTTCCAGAAACATTGAATGAAGATCCAGATACTGTTACTGAATCTAATTTAATTGATGCCGAGAAATTAGTGGTTTGACCAGTTACCTTCTGTACCTTTCTTAGATTTTCTAATCTATAAGAGAGGATACTTGTGATGAGTGGTGCGGTAGGAGCATAATCTACTCTGCTACTTGAAATTGGCTCACTTGACAAGAAAGACCCAGTAACTTGTCTGAGAGTAATTAAATTACCATTAAATGATTCAACAATTCCAGTCGCTCCAGAATTTACACCAGTTACAAAGTCTCCAGCGAGTAATCCATGACTAGCGGTTGATAACTGAAGTCTAGTGTAGATGGTAACTTCAGTTACATATAAGAAATAACCAAATGTAAGTCCTAGACACTTCGCTTCACCAATAATAACATCATCTGCATCTTTGAGCGTAAGAGTATCACCGAAATTTACTCTGCCATAGAAACTCTGATCATTATCTAACTTAAAGTAAGATCCGACATCCAAGAATATTCCTTGGTTGTTTAATTCCGATGACTTTCTTGGTTTTTCAACAACTATAAACTGTTTTATTGCATTAGTTACTTCAAAACCTTTTACATATGCTTTTCCTTCAGAAATCTCTAACGCATAGTAATCATTTCCATTAATTGCATTTGGTTCATCTTCGGTTGGATCTCTATCTAAAATCTGCCTTCCATCTGGCAAGACTTGATTTGGTGAGTAAATTCCATCATTCTCACCATTAAATAAAGCTTCTCTAATTTTTACTGAATATGGTCTTGTTGTATAACTACCAGATTCATCAAAAGTTCTTCTTGCGAGATTTTTTTCTAATTCGTTATACGCAGAAAATTCTACTAGTTTTACTACTTCTCCATCCTGTAGTCTTAGTAGCTCAATGAAATTGGAATCGTTTGTGATTAACAGATTTTGTTTTGATAATTCAAGATTAATTTTCAATCTATCTGCGCCTGGAGCAGAGTAGTTTGTTGAACCTAGTGCATTATCATATAAACTTTCATCATCTTCTGAAGTTACAATACTTTCATTTATTAACAAACCAACCTTATATGAAGGTTGTGTACCATACTGATCCAGAATAATTTTTTGGAAACCTACTTCTACAAAAAATCCTCTAACAAAATAGACACCAGGATTAATATAAGCTACGGATCCAGTATATGAAGTTGAGTTCTGTACGGTAGTGACCGCAATTGGAGTATTATCTACATCTACCAGAACTTCGTTATTTTTGAATCTGTTATATTGAACACCATCTTCAACGAAACCACCTGAAGTGTACTTTACATATAAAGTAATAGTA